CAGGGTCACAAAACGAACACCACCCCCCTAACAAAACGAACACCACCCCCCTAACAAAACGAACAGGGGAAGTATTAAACATTGAAGTATTAAACATTGAAGTATTAGAGAGTAAAGAAAGAGAACTTTCTTTAGCACACACAGAAATAAAAAAGCTAAAACAACAGGTTCAAGAACTTGAACAGGAAAAACAACAGCTTCTTTCTAAGATTCAGAAACAGGATCAAGAAAAAGAAAAAAGTTGCGCCAAAAAAGAAAAGGCCGGCAAACTTACAGACAAAGACCGACCCGCAACAGAAAGCCGCCTTTATCCTGAAGTTATGCGGGTAATGAATTACTTAAAAGCTAAGGCCAATTATCAATTCAGGGAAAAGAAAACTAAATTCTCAATGGATCGGTACGGCCCCCGCCTTAAAATAGTTCATTTATTAGACAATGGGGCGGATATAATGGACTTTCAAAAGGTTATTGACATCAAGACAAACGAATGGAGCGGAAGTAAAAAAATGGCTAGATTTTTAAACCCTGATACTCTTTTTGGCCCTGAAAACTTTGAAAAATACTTAAATCAATACTACAACACGCAAAATATAAAAGAGGATGAAACTAACACCAATAAACAAAACCGAAGCGATAACACACAGGCAGAAACTGCAAAACAAATTACTGAGTTACTTAGAAAGCCAGGCACGGAAACACTTACAAATGAGTTCCTTGACCGATGGACAAAAAACCGCAATAATTCAAATGCCACTAGAACAGCTTGAAAAATGGCAAAAGCTAGGGCGCAACTTTGAAGCGGATAAGGCTCTAATTTGTTTAGAGGATTGGGCGAGTATTTGCGTTAACCCTCATTTTAGAGTTTCAAGTATTGAACAGGTTTTTGATAATAACACGCCCTCACTTGCTACGTTGACAAAATACAACGATGAACGAACCACCGCCGCAATATTAACCGCTTTAATCTTGCATACTGCGAGTTTTTTTAAAGTAGGTGGTAAATTATCTAAAAACGAGGCATTAGAAACCGCCTTGTTGATAATTGATAACTATAACTATCTTACTATTGCAGATTTTAAACTATGTTTTCAATGGGGAAAAGCGGGGCGTTTTGGTAAATGCTATGATCGTTTTGATGGCGCTAATATTTTAGAGTGGTTAAGCCTTTACAATGAACAACGGGAGGCTGCTGCTGAGGCTAAACAGTTTTTGGAACACCATAACAAAAAAGCCTTAGAGAAAACCGAATGGTCTAGGGCTGGGATTGAGCAAATGAAACAAATTTTTAGTAAATTTAAAACAGTTAGTGAACCTAAGACCCAACCAAGTTTTAAAAGTGCTGAGGAAATAGAACAGGAACGAAGTCGGCAAATAGAAAAATATAAACACCTTTTCAAAGATCATCACAAAAAATGATTAATATAACCGACAATAATAACCCTCAACACGCGAATCAAGCAAGTGGGGGAAATGATAACGCAAACCAAAGATAAAAACTAGCATTATGAATAGAAATAACTTATTATTTAGAGCTAAAAGCAAATTAAATGGTTCTTGGGTTTTGGGGGATATTGTAATAAATAGAACCACTGAGGATTGGGATTATATTGTATATTGCAATGATGTAATAACAGAAATAAACCCTATAAGGGTTATATCAAGAACAATAGGTCAATATACGGGTCTTACTGATTCTAATAACCAAAAAATATTTGAGGGGGATATTTTAGAGTTTGAAAACGATGACCGTTTTTGTATAGGTCGTGAGGATTACGGCCTATGTTTTTTTGTCGATTGGATCGGTGATCCTGAAAATGAGGATCAAGCGAGGGACTTCTACAGAATAGAACGAGCAACTATTATAGGCAATAAATTTGACAACCCTAACTTATTAAACAATGACAACTAAAAACGCACTTTTGGAGGCTATGAAGGCCGTGACAAATGAAATAGATACTATTACTTATACGGTCTATGATAGTGATTTAATAATGATGTTGTTTAACTTTACAGGACCAAAAGCAAAACAAGAGGCTAAGGCCTGCGCGGCTAACTGGTGGCGGGCGGTTAACGATGAATTAAAAGGGAAGGTTTTTTATTTTTCTGTTGGTTGCACGTGGGTTGATGAATACGGAACGGAACTATATGAGGAAGTAAACACCTATAATTTTCCTCATAAGGCGAGTTTAAAACCGCACCAAAGAACATTTGAGGAACCGCAAAAAGGGCACAACAGAGTGAATTAATAATTATATAAATATATAAAAATGAGAGAAATACTATTTAGAGGCGCTGATAGTTATAACGGCGGCTGGGTTTACGGTGATTTAATACAATACAAAGATTATTCAGCTATTAAATGCAGGGAAACCGGGTTGGAAATAAGTGTAATAAAAGAAAGTATAGGGCAATACATAGGAGCGACATTTAAAGGGCAAAAAGTCTTTGAAGGGGATGTTTTTTTTGAAAAACTAGAGGGCACTAGCGCAAAAGTTATTTATGACGAGGACTTGTCTTGTTTTATGGGGGATAAAAATGAAATTGAGGTTTTAAATAAAGAAGTTGTTTCTTGGGACTACATTAAAACCCCTGAATTTTGCCCTGTTACTAATTAGAGTATTAGAGTGAGCAAATATAGTACTACTTGTAGCAACTGAGGCCAAAAGGGTGTAAGGTTGTATTTAAGTATCTTGCAAGTATAAAAAACGATACTTTTGTTAATTTAATGTTTTACACCAGCTTATTTAAAATATTTCATAACCGATTTTTAGAAATAATTTGTTTTGTGTTTTGTTTTTCGGGCTGGTGTTGAGGTGCTGCACTTTGAATTTATTAATTGTATAGTTTGAATCTAGTTTTTTAGTGTAGCACCTTTTTAAATTTCTTTAATATGCTTTCTAAGACGCAAATAGTTTATAAGGGTGATGTTTTAAGCCTAAACCAATATAAAAGCCTGAATTGGCAAAAATTGAGATCAAAAACCAAACCCTTGCAAACTAAGTTTAACATTCTTATATCCAAAGCAGCCCCGCCGCCGTTAAAGTGGATGGAATTAAGGGTTGAGCATAACACCCGCTTAGACTTAGATAACATAACAGGAACAATTAAAATTTTTGTAGACTGTTTGAGGGCTAAGGGGGTTTTGCATGATGACAGGAAGCAATTTTGGGATTATTTGAGTATAAAATACAACCCTGAATTAGAAAAGAAAACTTTAGTTTTTAATATTTTAGGGGAATTAAAAAACTAACATAATGGAAAAGCCTAAAATAGACTTAAACAAGACAATTGATTGGTACGGCGAAAAAATAACCATTAAAGAACTATTTAAAATGTTCTTAAAATCGGCCGTTATAGAAGCCCCTATAAAAAGATTTTGTGGGGATTCGGACTGGTGGCATAGATTAGCTAATATATTAGTTGAAACTGGTAACGCTAGGGGGGAAATAGTAAATTGTACTATTTGCAAAAAAGATAATTATTGTCTGGGTGTTCCATGCAAAGAAAGTATCTTTAATAATAAAGACATGGATGAAGATATGGAAAACATTATAGATTTTATTTTTAAAAACTAACACAATGAACAAAACTAAATATATATCAGAAACCAAGCCAAGCGACTTTGCAAAACTTAGGCGTTTAGTAGAAAAGCTAAATACTGCAACTAGTACCGAGCGGGTTTATATATATGAAAGCGCAATATTAAAAGAGGCAATAAATATTTTCACTATAAAACAAGACAATGAAGAAAATAGTTAAACAAGTCATTGAATGGGGCAACGAAAAAGGAATAACAGACCCCAAAAACCTTTTTCAACAACTCGCAAAGGTAACGGAAGAAATAGGGGAATTAAACGGGGCTATCCTGAAGAACGACCGCCCCGCACAAATTAAGGAGTTTGGGGATTGCCTTGTCACTTTGGCCCTATTGTCTGCACAGTTAAATATATCTTTTGAAGGGGCGTTAAAGGCTGCACACCATAAGAACCTTACCAGGAAGCCCGGAAAAATGATAAATGGCACCTATGTAAAAGGCGAGGACCTGCCAAAAGGTAATATAACACTAGAGCAGTTCAAGCAAGATTATTGATTTTTTTTCAATCCACAAAACCCCATTAATACGGGGTTTTTATTTTTTATTGATATTTTTTTTACTTTTTCATTGTCCAAAATTTGGATAATTCAAATAAATACCTCATATTTGTATTGACAACAACAACAAACAATAGCATTAAAAAAATCAATATCATGCTAACAATTACAGACAACCCACAATTAACACAAGCAACTAAAGAACTTGTCCAAGCTATCAAAAATACTAACTTAGCTATTGAAAATAACAATATAACTATTGAGGATTTAGAGGCTATTGAAACAAAGGAAGAACAAGCAGAAAATAAATATTTCAAAATCGTTTTTAAAATGCTACCAGCTAAGATTTCAAAAGAAATGCAACAACCTAAAAATATAGGAATGTTTAAAGCTAAAGTAATGGACAAATTTATACTTCCTTACGCTTAACAAAACGCGGCTTTTGCCCCACTCTTTTAACTTTAAAAAACTAACATTATGAAAAATAAAACACATTGGCTAAGCAGCGCAAACAAAAACTATTTAGGTCATTGGGATTTACCCGAAAAAGAGGATTTAGTTTTAACCATAAAAAGCGGGGGCTATGAGCAAATATATAACCCCCTACTACCTAAAGACCACGCACAGCAAAACCAACTAAAAAAAGTGGTACACTGGCAAGAAAAAGGGGTAAAGCCTTTAATTGTTAACCAGATAAACAGCCAAAACATAATACTATCAACTGGCTTTAAATACATTGAGGATAGTATAGGTAAAAAAGTTGCGCTTTATATAGGAAAGTATAAAAACCGAACAACTAAGGAATTAGAAGATTGTGTAAGAATTCGCCCAACAGCCCCAAAGCCAAAACAAAAACCAAGTATATCTAAAGAACGCTTTGAAAAAGCCCTTGAAAGCATCAAAACGGGCCAATTTAGCAAAGAAAAGCTAATTTCTATATATTCCCTCACACCACAACAAAAAACCGCCTTAAATGAGCTATAATTTCGATAATCTAAAAATAAGGGCTTCCCAATTATACAAGATCATGGGAACACCTAAAAACGCCGCCAAAACCGGCGAACAACTAACAGAAACCGCCAAAAGTTATATACAGGAACTAGTAAAGGAAAAGGTATTTGATTATAGTAGCTTTTTTACTTCTAAATATACCGAAAAAGGAACCTATGTAGAGGAAGAAAGTATACAGCTATACAATGACGTGTTTTTTACCAATCACAAAAAAAACACCGTAAGAATAGAAAATGACTTTATAACTGGGGAATGTGATATAAACGCCCCTAATGAGGTAATAGATATTAAAAGTAGTTGGAGTAAAGACACCTTTCCCGCTACAGTAACAGAAGCCAAAAAGGCAATTAAAAAAAGCGGTTATGACTGGCAGGGCGTCGGGTATATGTGGCTTTATGATAAGCCGCTTTTTAGTGTTGCCTATTGCCTTGTCCAAACGCCGGATTTTTTACTAGAATACGAAAATAATATAAAAGCTCACTTGGTGGACGGCATACCGCCGGAATATAGAGTAACAAAAATCGGTTATGATCGTGACACCAAAAAAGAGGAAGCTATAAAACAAAAAGTTGAGTATTGTCGCCAATATGCTAACTGGTATTATAACGAGATAAAAAATAAAAACTTGTAAAATGATTTATACAATTATAGTGGTGCTTTTGTGCTACTGTTTAAAAAACTAACGCTATGAACTATCAAGAATCTAAATACCCTTACAAATGGACACTTAAAAATGCAAAATTTACAAAAGATAAAGGTACAGTTTTTAGTTGTTTTGCTTGTGGGGGGGGATCAACAATGGGTTATAAATTGGCTGGTTTTGATGTTATCGGTATGAATGAGATAGATCCAAGAATGGCTAAATGTTACATTGAAAACCATAATCCTAAGTATTCTTTTGTTGAACCTATACAAGAATTTAAAAATAGGAAAGATTTACCAAAAGAATTATACAATTTAGATATTTTAGACGGTTCACCACCTTGTAGTAGTTTTTCAATGGCTGGGAATAGGTCTAAAGATTGGGGGAAAAATAAAAAATTTCGTGAAGGTCAAGCAAAACAGGTTTTGGATACATTGTTTTTTGATTTTATAGACCTTGCAAAAAAGCTAAAACCTAAAGTAGTAGTAGCCGAAAATGTAAAAGGGATGTTAATGGGGGCCGCCAAAGAATATGTAATAAAAATACACAAAGCCTTTGAAAAAGCTGGTTATTACTGCCAACACTTTTTACTTGATGCTTCAAAAATGGGTGTCCCCCAAAAAAGGGAAAGAGTTTTTTTTATTTGTTTGCGTAAAGACTTATCTGAACCTTTTTTAATACAAAAAGATATGTTTACACAAGTACCAGAACTTAGTTTGAAATTCAATCAAAAACCTATTGTATTTAAGGAAATAAAAGCTAAAAAAGGACTACACAAAAAAACATCTAGGCAAAATCTAATATTAAAACATTTTAAAAACGGGGATAATAGTATATCTGATATTAATATTAGGGTTTTTAATAAAAACAGCGGCTTTAATGCACGTATCGAATATGACAACAAAGTATTATCAACAATAGATTCAAAAAGCGAAAAATATAGGGCTTGTGATAAGTTACACGTGACACCCAAAACCTTTTTATTAGGTGGGAGTTATCCATTAGATTATAATTTTTTAGATAGTTCTTTAACATATTTAGTTGGAATGTCTGTCCCCCCTGTAATGGTGGCAAATATAGCGGACGAAATATATAAACAATGGTTAAGTAAACTATAAAAAACTAACACAATGAAAGAAAAATTATTTAACGTCAACCAATATAAAAATTGGCACGGTCCAGACTATAAACTAAGACAAGGCCGCCCGTTTGTCCTTGTAGATATGGAAGAACGATATAAACAAAAAGAGCAAGAAAAACGAGCGGCTTTAAAGGCCGAAAAAGAAGAAGAAAAACGAGCTAAAAAAGAAGCCCGTAGAATAAGGGCGGAAAAGTCAAGGGCAACCAAGAAAGCAAAGAAAAAAAGCGAAAAAAAACTATTGCTCAGCTCAGATAGGACACTAAGAGCGTACTACCAGCCAAGATTAAGAGAATTAGAACCAACACAAAAAACCGGCGGGGCTTGGGCTGCAAAAATGGGTTTATTTGGGGATTGGTTTTTATTTGGGGCGGCTTATACCTATGAGGAAGCCAAACGGGTATTGGATCACAAATGTAAGCTGAGAAATGAACTATTTAAGAAAATAAAAATGCGAAGGTATCAAGCATACAGTTTAGAGGCTTATAACTTATTTGAAAAATACTTAAAATTCGAGTGTAAAAACGCTTACAATGAAATTATACAAAGATATGGGAAACGTGAATATAAATAAATTGATCCTAAGCGCCTTTTTTGGGTTCGTGCTTGGTATTGTATTGGTTGGTGGCAAAAGCACAAATAAGCCGCAAAAGAATAGCAAAGAAAGCGTAGTTTATGTATATGATACTTGCATTATTTACCGTGACACTTGCGACAGCCAATTCTTTAAGGCAATTATTGAAACTGAAACCCGAAATTATACAAGACTACACAAAGGAACACCCCCAAAAGATTCTTTAAATAGTATGGGTAAATATATAGGCTTGTTCCAAATGTCAAAAATATATTTTGAAGGGTGCGACCTTGCAAGGGTTTTAGGGTATACCTATGAACAGATGCACAACCCAGAGCTTTCTTTTCATGTATTTTATGCAAAAATGGGGGTGTATGCGTGGCGGTTTAGAAAGAAATATAAACGGCTGCCCAGCTATGAAGAATTGGCTCGGATTCATTGCGGGGGTTTTTCTAATGTGTTTAGCCCTATAACTAATAAGTATGCTAATTATTTCAATAAATGTTTTAATAAAACACTATGAAAACAATACTAATATTATTACTATTGCCGTGCGTGTTGTCTGCTCAGGTTTACAACTTCACCCGGCAAATAAACAGAACTGGGCACGACGTTGTCACTTATGACACCCTAAAAGTAGTTATAACAAAAGATTTTATAACTATTGGGCGTGACTGCTACCAAGTGCAAAAAGTAGCTAAAAACCGTTATTTTTTAAACGAGGGCGCCCAACTCAAAAAGACGGCGGCGGGCGTTTTCTTCTGGGGGAAGGGCTTTAGTTTTTATTATGATAGAAATATAAAAAAGTATGGTAAAAATACAAGTCACTCAGGAAATTAAACAAAAAGCAATACAAGCAGCCACCGACCAGGTTGAACACGCTTATAATCGGTTTGGGTTTGATGAAAATAAGCGCCTTAACCAGTTTATAATTGGAAATATAGGGGAGTTGGCTTTTGAATCCTTTTTAATAAACCGCCTGTTTGATTATCAATACAATTTTGTTGTAGGCTTAGCGGATCAGTATGATTTTATTGTTAACGGCTTTAAAATAGAGGTTAAAACAAGCGCCTTTTATAATAATTATGGTTTTCAAAGTTTAAACCTTTTATACTCAGAAGACCAATATAAAACAGGGTTAAAAAAGGGTTTCAATTTCTGCACCGTAATGATGATTGAAGGCAAAACAAAAGCCGGTTTTGATATTGATTTATGCAATTTTGCGTATATGGTTGGGTCTATTAAATATAAAGATATAGAAAAGTATAAACAAAAACCCCGCTTTTATGGGGATGATTATAGGGTCCCTTTAGGGGGTTTAAAAAGTAAATAACAATGGTAACAATTAAGGACGCAATAGAGGGCGGCAACGCTGGTGTTTTACGGGATATTTTGAAAATCTGTTGGCTTGGTCTAGGAGCTAAAGCAACGTTAGAGGATTTAATAAAATGCGGGCCGTTTGTTTGTTGGTTAAAAGACCGCCCTTATGGGCTTGAATTTCAACCTACTACTAGCAAAAAAGGTGTTTTGATTGAATTAGAATATATATTAAATGATGCTACTTATATCATGTGCGCCGAAAAAAAATATAATCTAGCTTGCACTAATGGGGTTTTGTTTGATTTTCAAGAAAAATTTCACTTAGATATTTTAGAAAAAATAATATTCTCATTAGATTTTATAAGTACTTTCCCCTAAAAAAATGCCTAAAATAAAAACAGGAAGAAAACCAAAAAGGGATAAGAATAAGGCAAAATATTATTTCACCTTCCCCACCGTCCCAGAGCTAGAGAAAACAATAAAAAATCTTCAATCTTTAAATAATAGTCTAAATGAATTAAACAAATTGCTAAAACAATAATAACCAAATATAAAGAAATGGAATTTAATAAAAATGATCGCCTTGAATATTTAGGGGGGAGCAAAACTAAATACTTAATTAAAGGGCGCAAATATAGGACTACTTGGGATAAGCCTAATAAATTTGACAAAATAGTGGTAATAGGGGAAGAAAACAGAAGACTAGTTTTACCTATTAGATTTTTTAAATTAGTAAACAAAACAAAAATGCAATTAACAACTTCGCAAAAAGTACAGTATTTAAAGACCGCTATGAGCTTACAGCACTTAGGTTTTAAAGATGAAACAATAGAAAAAATTATAAAAACCTATGATCTTATCCTAGAAAAAGGCGGGGAATTTACCCTTAAAGATGCTATTGAAATAAGCACAAAGATAGACCGTAAATACTTAGACCAAAAACTAAAAGAAGAAGATAAGCTCTAAAAACTCAACTCAACGGTTTTAAACATTTTACCGCACGGACTTACGTTATAAAGTTCTGCGGTTTTTTGTATACCTATGTAACCGCTCGCATCATGCCACGCATCAGAAGCACAAACCGCCCGCAAAAACTTAGCCTTTACCCCTATGAAATCCTGCCCCCTTAAAAATTGATACTCTTTCTGGTGGTGTATGTCCCCAAAAAATGCATACCTAAAAGAAGTTGAAGCCCATTTTTTAGGCTGTTCCTGAGCTATAATTTCCGGTATGTGTCCCACTTTGCTTTTCATCTTATCCCCGTGTGAGAACATAAACAAATTATTTACATATTGTATATATTTTCGCTTACGGCGTGAATAGTCAATACTAACCCGGTTGCTATCTCGATATATTGCAGAAAAAGCAACCCCAAGCAGGTGTATTAAATCCTCGTCATGGTTCCCGGCTATCATAAGGATTTTAACAGGGGCCACCCTAGCGGCTTTATCTATCAACCCCCTAAGCAAATTCAATACAATTTCAAAAGTATCAACATGGTGTAAATATGTTTCTTGTGGTGTTCCTTTTTTGGTGGTGCTTCTAGCGTCGTTTATATTAAATAGGTCGTTTCCTATAGGTAATATAATAACTTCAGGGTTGTTTGAGAGCGTAAGCAATTTAGTAAAAGTATCACTAAATAAATTACAGTTCTTATCTATATCTGAACTTTGTCCCGTTTCCGTGTATCTTGTTATCTTGTCTAAATGGGCATCATACAAATTAATAATACTACAATGATTGCTAGTTTGTGTTTGCCTTTGTGCCCCTTTTGTGTTTAATTTTGGGGCTTTATAGGCATATAAGCCATTTTCTAACCTCTTGGCTAGTCTTTCTATGTGACTTTCTTTTTTTAGGCTTAAATTGGCTTTTACGGCGAATAATTGTTTTAGTCCGTCCGTTTTACTGTTTTGCTGCCATGTAGACACCCGAAAACTTGATACCTCCCAAATATTAGTATCAATTTTACAGGCTTTTATTAATTGTTCTTTGGTTCTTATCTCGGTGCCTTCCTTTTCTATTACCCAGCTGTCCGCCGTGCGTTCTTCCTTCGTGGTTTCTGTGGCCGGTTTTCCCTTTAAGGCGTCTAAGACTTTTTCAAGTCCTTTTTCTTTTGTGATCCGGATAAGATCAGCCCAAAGCCCTTTGGGGTCATGTAGTCCGGGTCTATAGGTTTCCGATTTTTCCCGCTTCTTTCCCATGTATATATATTTTGGGGTGGTTCGGCTTGTATACTTATGCGAGCACTTAAACCATCGCTAAAATCAAGCCTTAAAACACAAATTAAAAAAGCTAAATAACTTATTTGAGTGAATTTATTTTTCATAATTATTTCCTTTGGTGGCCTCCTGAATCTAGTATTTTGTTTATATTATTGCGGTTGTTGGTAATAAACCTAGTGTTTAACTCGCTTCGTCTTTCTACCTCATTTATGTGCTTGCTATTGTCTTTAATTTCTTCCCTTCTATCCTCATTTTGAGAAACTAAAAAGCTGTATAACTTTAGGTTTTGCGTCCAATATTCGTGGATTCTTACTAAACTTCCCGCCGTTGTAGAAATTACTAGAGTATACCATGAAACCAAAAAAACTAGGTCTTTAGTATCTACTATTATAATCTCAGGCAGTTTAACTAATAAAACCGCTGTAACTGTGCAAACACACAAAACACTAATACACAATATTAATCTTATTTCTTTCATTCATTTTAAAGGTTGTTGGGCACGGTTTTAAAATTGGGGTTATATTTTTGATACTGCTATTTTTGCAGCCTCTAAAAGTTGTTGTTTTTCCTTTTCACCGTATTGGTATATATTATTTAATATTCTGCTTTCATTATATATTCCTATTCTTTTTACGCCTAATTCTAAACAGGTTTTTAATTCTTTGTATTCATCGTTTAGGCTGGTTTCATGGTTGTATATTTCTAATACTCTATTAAGGGTGCTAAATATATTCGGTTTCTTAGGCTGCCAAAGATCGAGCTTCCAATTTTTAGGACGTGACCAAACAGAAACTAAGTGTTTTATATTATCGTGTTTTTCAAACAATACGCCGCTTGGGTTGTGGTCCTTGTTCCCCCCATCCCAACACCAACACCCGCCAATATTTACGGGGGCCGTGTTGCCTGGTATGTGTGCGCTTGCTTCAGCTAAATGTAAAGCGGTTTCAAAATCATAGTGTTTTAAATTAAATACCTCTTTTTCGCCTGTTGTAGCGTTCAATACATTACAATAAACGGGGGCACTATCAAAGTTTTGTCTATACTCTTTCCATTCCTTAGGGCTTATGATTTCGCGTATAATCGGGCGGGCGTCCTGTTCCATCAAATAACCCTTACTAATAGCATTAAACCACCCCCCTAACTTAATACGGCCCTTTTTTGAAATTTGTACTTTCTTATAGGCTTTCGAAGGGTCTATTTTTGCGGCTGCTTTTAATAAAAAATCTGTTCCCTTTACTGCGTGGATCATACTAACATATAAACCCGAACTAACACCGCTAAAGGCATCAAAGGAAACGTTTAGACGTTTAGCTGCCAAACCACTAGCATAAGCTAAAAAATGTATATAAGCGCCGCCGCCGCTATTGCTGTTTACTACCATCCTAAAAGAGTTACAATAGAATTTAATAAAGTTTCATTTGTGGGGAAACTTGTTACATCCCCAACCTTAGAAACATATTCTTTTTTTAAATTGACCTTTACCCCATCGACAAAAATAATATTGATTCCGTCGGCTTCGTTTTCTTCTAAAACCAATCTTAAAACACTATTTAAAGGCTGTTTTATAGCTCTATAATCAACCTCAACGCTGTTTATAAGGTCTTTAGGGTCTAATATAAACCCATTCCCTCCGGGTGTTAATGTTATTTCAAAGCCTATCATTTATAAGTGTTTAAAGTTTAAAAGCCCTCTAATATCTAAATTGCTCCCTATTGGCTGAACGCATAAGGCTAAAATATCCGCCACGCCGTCAAGGTCTGCCCCAATTTGAAATAAACTATCCGCTAATAGTGTTTTAGTAGCGTTTCCGGTTCCAAACGCCTCACTTAATATAGTTCCCCCCGTCACGGTATTTGTTGAAGGATTGGCCGTGTCACCAATTGCGAATTGTGCGCCTGTGTTGGTTATAGTGTTCCATGTTAGCGCCGCCCCTGCTATAGTTGGATTTAGTATAAATTTAGCTATATAAGCATCATTTGTGGTTGCTAAAACATCCCCAACAACACTATTAACTGAAGCACTAAGGTTGTTTAAGCGAATAGCACAAACTAAATAAGTATTAGCTGTATTATTAGCGTTTATAAAACTTGTTCCTGTTGTTTCTGAGTGAGGGAAGCCCACTAAATCCAAAGCGCCGCCGGTTGTTACTGCTGCACAAATTTGACCCAAAGAACCGGTACCGGTTGTGCTTCTTATTTCCCAGCGAACCGGTAAAACTGGCGAATTTACAAAAGTACTTGAATTTATATTAGAACTTTCTTCTACATGAGCTAAATAAAACACACCACCAATATTAAAATAAACCCTTAAAGCGGTTCCACCTAAATATAAATAGTCTAACTTCATAACGGTAAAGTTATTGAAATTCAAAGTTAAACCACTTGGGCCGGTTCCGTCTAGCGGGTCAATATTCCAAGCGCTTTGTATAACATCGGATATACTAGAACCATTTTTTTGTATTTTTATTCTTATGTCTGCGCCGTCACTTTCTAAGAAAAACCCGTCTAAATTACTATTATAGGGTGCTGTAGTGTTAGAGGTAAATAATCCAACCCTTTTAATAATATTTGCTTGGGGGGCAAAATTATTAAATGTTATTTCTAATTCCTGAGATTTACCCGCTAAATATAAATGCCTTTTGAATGATTGACAAACAGCATATTGGCCAGAAGTAACCGACATACTAACAACGCCGGCGCTATAGGTCTGTGAACCGGTCCCCTTCCTATCTAATAAAAGCGGTAAATTGTCTTTATCTTGTACATAGTTACCTAGTATAGTTTTTTGGCTAACAGACAAAGCCCCGCCCGCGTCTAGGGCGTTTGGATCATAATTCACTAAATCATTACCAACAATAAAAGACATATATTAAACTATTTGATAATTAGCCCCATCGAAAAGGAACGTTAAGGAGTTATTAAATTTATTAGGTCCTGTTTTTGCTATTGTTAGACTACTTACAAGCCCATCAATCAAAGCCGGTGCGGTTGCTGCTACTTCTAACACAAAATTACTTTTATCTAACCTTTTAACAGTCCATTTAAAACCCTTTGTTGGGGCTGCTGGTAGTGTTATTTTTATATTGTTTGCGGCTGCATCTGCCACAATAGCGTTTTTACTTTCAACTGCTGCATAATCTGTATTTATTTGCACGACTTCATCAGGAACAAGGCCCCCACCGGGTACAAAATTGTAATTAGTAAAATAATCTATACTATCAGCAACCGACAAAGGCGAACCACCAACAACAAAGGCAACCGCACCATTGTAAACAGCATCGCGTAAACGCTGAGAGCTAAAAACCTTACCGCTTGGGGTTCTTAGGCTGGTTAGGTCGATAGTTTCACCGGGTTCAATTTGGAACTTGTTTTTTACATCTAAATCGGTTCCTATTTGTAAATCCGTAAGCCTTATAGCTGAATCAGTTATATTTGTTATAGTGTGTGCCAATTACCAACAATTATTTTTATAGTGTCTATCATTATAATAGTTGTCTTTCTTTTTCTTAGTCGGGCTAAATAACATTAGCTTACTTTTAGGGGGCTTGGTGTCGCAATTGTTACAACTACAATTATCAAACTCATATTTACACGTCGGACAACACCCCAAAGGTAAACAATCTTTGTTTTCACAAATATATTTTCCTGTTAGCTCCCTAAGTGTTGTTAATTGTTGTCTTAATGCTGTTTGCAAGGTGTGCATACCATCAACGCCGGCGGTCTCAGCATATTGAGTGTTGTTAATCAATAAGCCGTTGTTAGTTATCTCAATAGTCAAAAAGGGCAAAGCCGTGTAAATCGTGGCAATACTACAAAGCCGCTTTAGTATTGCAGTCCAAAAAGATTCATAACAGGCGTTTTCTGGAAACGCATTTTGTAAAGGGCACCCGCATTGATCGTTATAATTAGATACTAAACCCCCTTTTTGTGTTATAAGATCGTTGTATAGTTGGGTGCCCAATATATCTAAAACGTGTGTTCGTTCTGCAATCCAAATGTGAGGGGCTAACAAGTCCGGGTTGAGTTGCTGGTTTTGCGGTCCTGTTCGCAATATACCGCCGTTTGTTATTTCTTCCGCCTGAATTAATGTATTTGTTACTACTGCCATTATTCGTTATTATTTAGAGCTTGATAACCTAATTCTTCCCGGCGTTCGTCTACTGTTAAAACGTCGTTTATGTTTATATCCCCCGCAAAGCTAGTAGGAATATTTTTAACGAACTTTAACGCAACTTCATTAGTATAGCCCTTTTGCTCCCCTAAAAGGTCAAGAATTGGCTGTAACAGCTTTTTAGAAAACATTTGTTGTCTAGGTATGAACATTTCTTCGTATTTATATTCTAATTCCGTTCTAAGCTGCTGAGATCCGCCAAGCTCGCCGGGTGATTTATCCCCCATCAACGCATCGCTAAAGTTGTGAGCCTTCATAATGTTCATTTGTGCTAATTTTGATAGCTCCATATATGAACCCTCGTGTTGTTTGCTTAGTATGTCGATTTTGGCCGGGTTGTTTGGGTCGCTTATCAACATCGCAAAAAGTTGGCTTTGGTTGCCGGTTCCGGTTTGTTCTTCCGTGAACATATCAATCGCGTCTTGTGCTTGTTGGTCGTTTTCGCTGCCTGGCACCTGTATGACTGCTGAAGGCATGAACCCATTTTCAAACTCACTTTGATTGTATTTAGGTATTCTATACTCTAATTCTGCCCATAAAATTGCAGAAATCCAAGAAGGCAACCCATAATAATCAAAACCGGGTTGATAGTCTTTTATGTGTAATATACAACGCTCCGAACCGTCAATATTTTCAAAATGAGGGTATAGCGGCAATACTTCACGCTTATAGTTTTGTGTTAAAAAGTCGTCAAAATCTCGGCTAATAACACAATATTTAACATCCTCATACCTATTAACAACCTCCTTTAATCTTACTTCATGGGCGGGTCTATGGTAGATATTTAAGCCGTCTAAGGTTTTAACAATTTCAATGTAAGCATTACCAAAACTATCATAATCCCAAATTACTTTTTTTAAAATATCGTGTATAGTTTCCTGAAATACATTAACCCTTTGCAAAAATTCCTCAACCTCTACAACTTGAGCCGTGTTTGGTTCTGTGTCTTGGGTGCTATCGCTTAAAATGAAACTCTTTTGCTTTGTTGTTGCCAAAAAACCTTTTCCCATTGTGAAAAAGTTTTTCTTTTGTAGAATACTTCTAGTTGTTGGACTAGTATTCACAACTGAGTGCATTTTTTTTAAAAAACTATCCTCATAATCAAAGAAGTGAACATAATTAAAAGTATCATTCTTATTAACCTTAAACAAAAATTTGTTTTGAGGTTCTTCTAGTTGATCCTCTTTTAAAAATGGGCTTCCACTATAGGACAAACGAGCGGAATTAAGAACCTTTTTATTGTTCTTCCCCTGTGTTTGTGTTGTCCTGTTTTGCGGTCTTTTCTTCTTTGTTGGATTTCTCATTTGTTGGCGTTTCTTCTACCCAATTAGGCCATTTTTTGGCTATTTCTTTTATTACTGTTTTAGGTGTTTTTTCTAATAAAGTAACGTCTAAAGGCTTCCCCTTAGACGTTACAAAAGAAACCCTAACACCTAAGTATTTAGGTTTTATTTTCATTATACTGGTATTACTAAAGTTGGGTCAAGTTGCTCCATTGCTACTAGCTGTTTGGCCTGTAGTGTAACGCTTATTTCGTTTGCATCCTCTAAAGCCGTTCCGGTTTCAATAGAACCCTCAGCAAATTTTGCATTTCTTGGGGTTTCCAAACCAAAAATAAAACGGTTCCCGTTCGATGTTTGGAAAATAACAACATAACCACAACAACTGTCTGTTAATTCCTTTAAAATATCTAAGTCGCTTTGTTTAAGACACTTAAATACAAAGGTAATACCTACCGTGTGAATACCACAACAACCCGAAGCGGTTATAGCATCACTTACGCTTGAAGTTTCCGGCTGCGTTTCAAATTCATAGAATACAGCTAGTGCCACCATTGGCAGGGCATCAACTTGGTTGTCTACGTTTCTAGTAATATTATCTATATCAACGTCCGTTCTGTTGGCTATCCATATTTTATCCACACCACCCCCACAACATTGGTCTACGGTGCAATCTATTAGCCTTCCTTGTGTTATACTCATTATTTATATTTTTAAAGGTTAACTAATTAGATTAAAGTGCTACTAAAGCGTCCAAAACGTTTTGATTAGCTCCTACGCTGAAAAATTCATCATGTAGATACTCAAAACCAACGTTAAACATAGAATCTAAATAGTTGATTTTGTCACGCTTATCATACCATACTTCTAGTTCTTGGCGTGGGTTTGCGCTATCTGTTCCAAACCAAAGGTTTTGGCGTGTAGTTAATAGAACAAAATTAGAAGGTGTAACGCTTAAGTTAACCCCTAAAGTTGTTAAAATATCTTCCCACTCATACATTGGAATAACAGGAATACCGTGAAATGTCAACATTTCTTTCCCGTCCTCAGTTATAGAGGTAAAACCGCCGGCGCCCTGTACCGTTTCAAGGTCTTGTCTGTATGCTTCGTATACCGTTCGGTCTACAGCTATGTATTTTTGATTTGCAGGGACAGCCGCCAAAACGTTAGCTTGATTGTTGTATACATTTCTCAAAAGTGTAATAGCATCACCAGCACCTAAAGCCGCCGTTTGGTTAGTAAATTGTAGATTACCCTCGCTTTGCAAAGTTGGCAAGTGGAAAGACCAAAGGCCGTTTGCTATATCTAGGTATTCAGCACCTGCTACGGGTGTCATTGAACGCTTGCCAAAAAAGGCTAAGTTTGTTAAATCTTTACGGATTGCGACCTGTGCAGATTCAACTAAAATCTGAGCCATTAAGGTAGTTGTGAGGTCTGTTTTCCTTACACCACGCTCAACCATGCCCATGAAAATAGTGTCCTCAAATTCATCTTCACAAAGCGGGATTCTAAATTGTTGGTCATGAATATCAAAGCAACGTTTTGAAATTTCAATCGCTTCAACTTCCTCCGGTTTACAGCCCGTACGACGTCTTAAAAGGTTTTGTTTAAACTTTATATATGGTACACGTTTTTTGGTACGTGCGTTTGTGTCTACACTAAAAAGTGTTTGAAAATCCGTATCAAAAAAGATAGGTTCTAAAATTGCCTGGTTCATGTCATCCTGAAGCAAAGACAATTGTATATTTCTTTCTAAAATCTCTGGCATTTTATATAAATATTAGATTGTTTTTAAATTTAGTTTGCTACTATACAGCCGTCCAAGTAAGAGTGAATGTATAATTTTCATAAGCATTGTCTGTACTTGTAAGTGTAACAACGGCGCTATAACTACCGGCTAAAGCAATGTCAAGCGTGACATCATCCGCTGGGTTTAGGCTTGTTGTTCCATCAGATGTAACAGGGGTTAAGTCTGTAAATGAAGTTACATCACCTGTAATACTTACCGCGCTAATTGTTAAACCTTTTTTAACAGGGTCTGTTAGTGATTCATCACCAAAACCCACTATATTTAAAATAAGGTCATCACCCGCTGTATAGGTAGTCCCTAAATCTATAGTTTCCCCGTATGCAACATAACCATCTGTAAACAATGGGTTTGTCGATCCATTGTCAAAAATTCCAAAATAAAGGCCCTGCGCTCCTTCTGGTACCGTGTTACCGCTTGCCCCCTGTGGATCGCAAACCGTTACACAATAATCAGAGTTTGCACCGTCACAACCTTGTGAACTTGGCTCAATACCTGCATAAACTCTAATAGTCCAATTACAAGAAGCGTCTAAACTAGATGTGTCAATTACTTGACTATCACCTGTCGCAACTGGGCTAAATTTATGGGCTACATAAGCGCCGTTTTTGTCTGTAATTTTTACTGTTATGTAATCTGCACTTGCATCGTTAAGCACCTCAACCGTTGCCGTGCTTCCGTCTGCTGCAATTACATAAGAAATATTAGGGTACAAAATAGCCTCACCGGCTGCTTTTGGGTAGTATAATTTTATCCCGTTTTTCACGTATGCGTGTGGATTCGATCTTTGCATTATATGCTATTTTTTATTATTTTAAATTCTTTTTGATTAGTGCCGCTAATGGGTCAACCTTTTTGCCGTCGTTGCTTACTTTGTCGCCTGTTGGTTTTCCTAAGCTCGCTTTGATCTCAGCAATTTGATTTTTTAGCGCTTGAACTTCTGTTAAAAGTTCGTTTTCTTCTTGTGTTTCTTCCACCTGTGGGGCTTCCTCAACTTGGTTTGTAACCGTGTAGCCTTTGCCGCTTAGGTGTTCAATCATTTCCTTTTCAGTCATTTCTAAATTTTGTTTTTGTTCTTCTGTTTGTTCGGTTTCTTCCGCTACCTGTTCCGGCTCTAGTTGTGGGGCCTGCTCGGTTTGGTTTTTAGCACCAAAAAGCCCACTAAAAGCGTTTAATATTTTTTCTAAGGTAGATATTGAAACCTTTTCCTCTTGGTTTTCCATCTTATCAATGTTGTATAATAGTTTTAAATTATCTGGTATGTTTTTGTAATTGCTTAGGGTGTTTTTGAACTTGTTTGTTAATGTAGGTGTTGCCGGTTGGGTTTGTTCTTTTTCTTCTTCTTCCTCTTTATCGTACCCGCTTACAATAGAATCTGCTAAACCTAAGTCAATAGCCTGCTGAGCGTTTAACCAAGTTTCAGCATCCATTAATTTTTTGAAATTGTCAGCCGTTTCTTTTCGGTTGCCGTTTATTAGTTTGTTTCTCTTTTCGGCTGCGTCTGTGTAGGCTTCAATGATTTCCGTTTCCATCGTTTCAAGCGTTCGCCCTTGCTGCTGTAGTTCTTCGGCGGTCATTGGTTCGGCGTTCCATAATGCAACATTATGGATCATAACAAAAGAACCTTTTTGAACCTCTACACGGTCGGCACCTGTAAGAATTAGCGACGCAATAGAAGCGGCTAAACCTATTACTTTTATAGTTTTCTCGGCTTTATAGTTTTGTAAGGCGTTACGAATAGCAAAACCTTCTAATACAGAACCGCCACCACTATGTAAGTTAATCAATACCGGCGCCCCGTCTGCCTCTTTTAGTCGGTTGCTTATCTTGTCATAATCCATACCCCAAAAACCTTCTATATCCCCAATTATATCTATTTCAAACATATTTTGTTTTTCTTTGTCTATTTGTTCGCTTTTTCTTATTGCCCAGTCTATCCCCTCAGTACCGCCCCAAGCGTCCCACATTAAACCCCCGCACCCTTCTTCATAAGGAACGTCTTTGTTTTGTCGGTGCCTATTAAAGCTCGCCATTCTTTTTATGGTGTCCTCGCTTATAGGCTCCCTATTAGCTAATTGGTTAGCACGTGCCCATCCTACAGGGGTGCCGCAATCGTTTTTATTTTCGGTTTCCTCTCTGAATTTGAGCGCCTTTTTTGCGTTATTGGTCGCTGCTTGTGGGTAATCTGTATAACTAGCCATATATTAAAACAACGAATAATATATTTATTAGTTAGTGATTTTTATACGTTTATGTTAAAAGTGATAGCTTACCGGTAGAGGTTGGTAGAGGTTGATAAAAAAATCATTGGGGCAATTAGGGGGATAAATAGGGCGTACGCCCTATTTGTGTAAACACTTGTTTTTTATTTTGTATTTCGTTGTTTTTATTGTATTATTGTATTGTCTATTATGCGAAGGGTTGGACTTATGTTTATTCGTATAGTTCAATCCTTTTCTATTAATACCGGTACCTATTGCAAGTATACGCTTAACAAAAACTAACAACACTATGAGTTATTGTAAAAAAAGAAAATGCTATAATTGTAAGTTCGCATCAAAAGCGTTTAAAATAGATAAGCTAACACACCACTATTGTGAACATCCAGACAAGTATTCAAAATCAGAATATGAAAAAGGGATTTTTACCATGTGGGATATGTTGAGGGTTTTTAGTGACACTTGCAGGGCTCATTCATTCCAATCAGAAAATACTTCTTGTTGAAATTGACTTTTTGGTAATAATACCCTATTTTTGTAATTAAGAGGAATACACAAAAAACTAATCGAATCATTTTTGTACCTCCCTTTACTTTAAAGATATTGAACACTCACTAGCTACCAACTAGTGAGTGTTTCCTTTTATAGCTTGTCTATTAATACCGGTGCCTATTGCTAAGTATATTCCAAACGGTTTTATAATCTACCTCTAACCATGAAGCAACTTTCTTAACAGCCTGTGTTTTATTGTCGCTTTCCGCTAGTGCTTTAGGGTAGAGTTGGCTAACCATATACGCACGAATTTTGCACGGTTTTATAAACCCCTGTTCAATCAAAAAGGATATTACACACCTTGCACACTCTGCCATTCCTTGACTATCAACCCGAAGTTCTAAAGAATCTAAAAAGCTATTTATTATCTGTTCTGGTATCACTTGCATATTTTAAAAAATAGTTTTCTACACGTTTAACACAATTGGGGCACCTTAATTTTTGTTTTATATAGCGTTCTATTTGCTTTTCTTTTGCCGCTGCGTTATAGCGCTGCAACCAAGTAGGCAACGGCTTACAATAACGATAATACAACCCCCCTAAATAGCTTTTACCCTTTTGTATAGTACTATAGCTTTTCATGTCTTTAAGGGCTTGCAAAATCTGTTCTCTTTTGCCTTCTAAATGTTCGTACCTATTCATTATTGATTGTATTTAATATTACTTGTCTATCTTGGTTATCCTCTTGTAAATCTCTTGTGTTTAATTGAACTTGTGACTTTAGAACTATCTTTTCTAGGGCTGCGGTTCTGCGTTCAAAAGCGGCCACCTGTTGGGCCGCATCAATAGCCGTACCTATTCCGGTTGTAGTTGATATATTGGGTGCCCCTAAACTTGGAAGCATACCCCCCGCCGCAAACTTTTTACCACCACCGGCCACGTTCATAGCTGAAAGCATAGGGGCAAACATTTTAGTGCTTTTCTTATTTATAACAGCCTCACCACCTTCCAATTCTACAACACGACCACCCGCCGCAAATTTAACCCCGCCTTGTGCGTGGCTTGGGCCATCAACTAAACCACCCTTAGCAAACTTTTGAGCGCTAATAGTTGCAATTTGTGCCGCCGTTGTTGCTGCTACTACCGCCGCCGCTATAAAAGAAGCTGGTGGCGGTAATTGAAAAGCATTTATTACACCTAAAGCCGCTCCGATAATTGCGTTACTAATAGCAGCTTCTTTTTTTCTTATGTTTTCCTGTTTGGCAATTTCTTCTTTCCGTTTAGCAATATCTGCCGCCGCTCCTTCTTCTTGCTGAATTTGTTGTTGTAGAAATTGCGCTTCTAGTCCTGAAGCGGTTTGTAGTTGTTCTTGTAAGCGTGTAAGGTTTTCGGTTCTTGTTGCTTCTTTTTCATTTAAACGGTCAATTTCTTGCTGTGCTTCCGCTTCTGCTAATTGTTGAAAGGCTTGGAATACTTGTTGAGCGCCTTGTATAAGTTGGCCAACTAGTTCAATTCTTTTTTGGTTTTCTTCTTTTGCTTTTGCGGTTTTGGCTTCCTCACTAGCTTTGAAATTCTGAACATCTTGTTTTAAAAGTGCTTCCTGTGTTGTTACTTGTTGTAATTGCAGGTTTGCTAACTCGGTGTTAAATTGTTGTTCTAAAAGTTTCTTTTCTTGGGCGGTGCCTTCAAAGATAGCTAGTTCAAATTTTTTTTGTCCCTCTAAAGCTCTAATTCGAAGGCTTAAATTTGTTTCTTGATTCTGTAAAGTTTGGCGGTCAATTTGCTGCAACCTATTAGCTAAATTTTGTCTAATCTGCTCTACTTGTTGTGCGGCGCTTTCTTCTTCCCCAGTCAAGGCATTTAAAGCCGCTTGGGCTTCTTCTAAAGCCTTTAAACGTTCGTTTGCTATTCCGGTTTGTTGTAGTGCTTTTTGTTGCTGCTCGTTTAGCTTGCTTATTTCGCCGCTTAGGTCTTTTGTTGCTTTGGCTTCGTTTTCGGTTGCCTTTGCGTCCTGTTCTTTTTTCGGTGTTAGCTCGTCTAAAATCGCCTTTAGTTCATTGTTTACGGCGTTTAGTTCTAAAGTGCTTTGTTTTAGTTCTTCTGTCTGTTCTGTTGTTGGTGTTATACCTCTACTTAATTGCTCCTGTATTGCCTTTGTGGCTTCCTCTACTCGATTTTGTAATTTTTCGTACTCGGTTTGTTGTTCCTTCAGGGTTTTGTTTTTGCTTTTGGCTGCCTTTTCGCTTTTTTCTTCTTCTTTGGTTAGTTCTGCGGTTACTTGGGTGTTGATAGCCTTTAAACGTGCTATTTCTGTGTCTGTGTCTAATTCTTGCCGTCTTAGGTCCAATAGCTTATCCCCTAAATTTATTCTATTTTCTTCTATAAAAGCCGCTTGGGTGCTGGTTAGGTTTTGCCCATCTAGCGCCGCCGTAAGTTCTTTAATCTGTTTAGCTATCTTAACTCTATTGCTTTCTTGTTCTCTTAATGCCCTTTCCCTTTCTAGTTCCAATAGTTCTTTTTCTCTAGCTATCAACCCGCGCACCTGTTCAGTATTTACCCCTATAGCTTCCCCTAGTTCGTTGAAAGCGGTGGCCGCTCCTGGTACTTCATCAGAAAGTTGTTTTGTTATATCTCTGAGTTCCTTTTGTTCGTCCTTAGATAGCTTTGTTTTCGCTGTTAATTCGTCGTACCTTGCCGCTAATGGGGTTAAATTACTATCAAGTTCCTGAACCCCTTTTAATTGCTCGTTAAAAGAGTTTAACGCCTCGTTGCTTGTGATACTTACCCCGCTTAGGGCTTCGATTAGTGATCCTACACCATTCAATACAAAGGTTAAGGCAGGGCCAAAGGTTCTAATAAATGTTAGGGCTATCTTTTCGGCCACATTCCCGATTTTAGCAAATGCGTTTGAAAGTTCGCGGGCGCTCTGGTCCGTTTCCTTGTTCCGTTCTATAACATCACCTAAAAAGCCGGTTATTCTTCTTATCCCTTCCACTATAGAACGCCCCAAGAATACCTGTCTTATAGTTTTCCCTAAGTTACCTAAAGCGCCTCTATAATTTCCTACATTCCTTTGAAATTGGCCTATACTGCCATCTATTTTTTTTAACTCAGTATCTAAACGTTGAATGTTTTTTATTATATCCCTACCTTTTGCGCCCTCTCTTTCTGCTTTAGAAAGTTCTTTAAATTGTTGACGTGCCCTTACTAACTCAGCATTTAAAGCCCTATATGAATCCGCTCCCGTTTTGGCTGCCTCAAAATCCCTAATAGCGTTCCTTTGCTCAGTACGTGCCCCTTTTAATTCTGCTTTTAGCTGAACTAATTGTTTTACTAAATTGTCATACGTTTTTTGTTTTGCCAAACGTTCATTTGCAGACGTTGCCCCGTCAATTTCTTTTTTAGTGTCTTTCAGGGCTTTGTTTGTCTGCTTAATTGCGTCCGTGAGCTTTAAAACATTCTTTTGCCCTTTTATGTCTATTTCTATTGCTACTGTGCGAGCCATCGTATTAATTTTAAGGAAATAAAACGGCTAACCCGTTTAATAAACTGTTTTCTATATTGTTAGAATCCGCCACCGTTGCCAAGATATAAGGCAATAGGATCGTTTTAGTACTATTGTCTTGGGTTGGGTCAAAGTCTTGTATTTCTTCTATTATATACCTTATATTATCCAAAAAGAAAGTATTTTGAAAACTAAGATTGTTTAACATTAAGGTGTTCCATAGTAAAAACTCTTTTAGCCTTTTGGCATTACTTAGTGTTGCCATTTCATGGATATAGTAAGTATCTAACAAGCCGGGAACACTCAACCCGTTTATAGTTTCATTTGCAAAGCTCAAAGACGGGTCATTCCCTGTATTATCATTATAATTCACAAAAAAACAAGCCGGTGTTTCTATATCCCCCACTGTGTCCACTTGTAAATACCCATCTATACCGCCACGTTGCCCAAAAAAGTGCAATAAACGGGGCTTTACATCATAATTTGCACTTAGTGCTTGGTCGTCTTTTTGGTAGTCCTGCGGGAATATTAGCGGTATTAGGGGCGCTATGTCGGTTCCTACGGTGTCAGGATCACTTTGTATAATTTGTTCTAGAGTGTGAATAGTTTTAGCAAAAAAACGCACCTCTTTTGTTTCATCTTGATCCAAAAAGGTGTTATCCTGCAAAATATAGGCACCCTCATAAATCCCCCTTAATTGGCCTTCTTCTTTTGCGCTTTCTGTCGCTCCGTCGGTTGCCCATTTAAAAACTTGGTTTCTTTTTGGTTTTAGTCGTTCAATTTCTGCATCTTTTTGAAAGTCTAGTTTTGAGGTATAATCCGTTGTTGTAGAATCATCAAAAAAACCATCCTCTAAGGTTGCCGCCGTTGTGGCTGTTGTGTCCGTGTAATTGTTTCTAGGTTCAAAACTAATGGTTTTAGTAGCTTCATCGGTTTCAAAACGTAAATTGTGTACATCTGTAAGGCCGTTAATAAAGTCCAAAGCGGTCCAATCCTTTAAAAGATATTCCCAAACAATAGGTTGATTAAATCCAAAAGACGCTTCGAAAGTTGCTTGTATTGTCCCCTGAATATCACACGTTTGGGGGGTGGGGCCTACTTGCTCAACGCAAAAAGACTGTATTTGTATAGTATCCCCCGCCAAGATAGGAATGACCAAACTTTTAAACCTTGAACGTTCGCCGGCTGCAATAGCTGGGCCACCTAAAGCCACGCTCCCAAATTGCGCTAAGGGTTGAAAAGGGGCACCCGAAATAGAAACCCCAATGAAACAATATTGCGGGGGTGTTGCACTTGTGGCCGTACAGGTTAGGTCGGTTTCAAAAATCAAAAACCCATCACTTAATACGGTATAAGTAGAAGTGGCACCAACCCAAGCACCAGGATTAAGGCTTGGCAATTGTAAAGCGTTAAGCCCTAGCAACACAACTGCGGTAGGTGGTGGGCTTGTTGGCTGTGCTGTTATTGTTACGTTTGGAACTTCTAAAATGAAATTTAAAAAATCATCGCTGTAAGTTTGCGGGTATGTTTCAACCGGCGCAATAGGCAATATTAAACTTTTAAAGCGCTCAGTACTTAGTAATTTAGAGTTAAAAGTATACCCTATTTCGTTTTCTATTGCTTCCAATATCGACCTAATAAATAAAAAGGGTGTAAACTCGCTCAGGTCTACACTAACAGAACTTTTTAAAGTAGTGCCGCCGGTTTCATTGTTCCACGTTCGCCACTTAATCAAGCAAAAACCGAAAAAATCACCGCCATCATAAGAGGCACCCCAACCCGCTTGGACCGTTGCACTATCAAATGTTTGATTAGTAAATGTTAGGTCTGAAAGTTTTAAACCCTTTAGAGCTAATAACCAAGAAGCATTTGAGCCATAAAGCCCCACCTTGTATTTAGAAACTTCTCTTTTGTATGGTCTACCTTTACCATTTAATATAGCTCGTTGCAATTGGCTAACACCCTCAAAAACCGGCACGCCGTTGACCTTTACAGTAGTTTCTTTTAGTTCTATAGCTGTTTTGTTATTGGTGCTTATATCGCTATAGGTTTGATATAGGTTATTAGTTTCTTTACTGCCTGGTATATCTATAAACCTATCAGCACTCGAACCCGCCGCCTGTCCTAGTTCGTTTGCTATACGATAGGAAAGCAAAAAAGGCAATTCCTCTAAAGGAAGCGCCACCGTTACGCCGTCAATTTCTAATTCAATATATTTTCTCATGCTATTTAATTACGCATTGTTATTTTGCTGTTTGCCGGTTGTATTGTGATCTCAAATAATGAAATTTCATTTTTAACGTCTGTAATTGGTGTGCCGTCTAATACTATAACACTTTGTAAAGGTAGCCCGTCGATTTCTGCGTATACTTCAGGACTATATAATAATTCTTGTAGCCAAATACCTTCAGATTTATTTTTTAAACAATATTCTAAATCAAAACTTTCATTAGCTTGTATGTTTATAGGGTATTGGCCTTTATACTCTGGGCTGTGATATGTCGGACTAGGCCCCCAGTTTAGAGGTCTTTGTACTGTTGTGCTTGTTTTATCAATTGTTTGCTGCGTGTATTGCATACTTATAGCATCAAAACCACCCTTATCATTCAACCAAAATAAACGGACCTTATAAGAGGCGCAACAAGGAACAATATTAAAACGATAAGCAACCGAAGTAGGAACGTAAGAAGCCAAGTTTAAGGCGCCAAATTCCACAATATAATAAGCAACATTAGGGTTGTTAATATTAACTGCCCCTTGATCGAATGTTGTAGCCGCTATATTTGCAGGACCCACGCCGCCTGTTATAATATCTTGCTGGGTAAAGGTTAGAAGCGGTAAAAATTCCAAAATACCTTCGTCTATCAAAGCGCCGGCACTATCAAATGTTTGTATTCTTAGATTGTAATTGGCTGCAAAACCAAGGCCGCTAGTCATCGCACTAAGATAGTAACTATCCTCAATACAAATATCCATTTCCTGAGGTGCGGCGGTCAATAATTGCGACGTTCCCCCAAAAATAGGGCGGTACTCTAATAGGTCCATACTTGCAAAGTTTTGGGCCGTCGTTGCAAAAACATCATAACCGGCAATAGTTTCCACAACCCCAATATCTTGCAATTTACCATTTACTAACTGTTCTTGGTATGTCACGGAAAACTCAACAAAACAAAACAAGTCGGGGTTTAAGACTTTGTATTCTTGGCCGTTCGTACCTAAACTGCTTGTTGTTGCGTTGTCGCTCTGGTCGGGGCTTAAAAAGTCTTGTATAACGCTTTGAGCATCAATAACGGCTTGATATTGCCCAACCCCTATTTCTTTCATGTTGTAAGTCTGTGTAGCTATAGTAGTTCCGTTTACTATTATTTCCGCTATACACTTTTTTAAAGGGAATGGGAAAAAATAAGTTGCTATACACCTTACGGGCCTATATGCGCTTATTGTGCTTATTGTGTCTAATTGTAATGCCATTAACCTAGTAATTCAGTTAGTTTATTATCGAATGTCGTTACAAAGTCCGCCCCCGCGGTTGCTACTTGTTCAACTGCATAATAAAAAGCCTGTCCGTATTTTGCTTTTGTTTCTATGTCGGCGGCGTTATATCCTGCTACTGCTGTATTTGTTATATAAATGGGGGTATAGTCTAAATCATAGGTTCTAATACTTATTAGCTGACCTACTACCGCCGTCGTTCCCGCTATTGGGGCGGCGTTATAAGCATCAACAACCGCCTGTGCATCTACTAAAGTCATTATATAGATTCTTGTATAAACTGTTCAAAAAATAATTCTATCGACATTTGCAGGGCTTGAGCTGCTAAACGTTCTTGTTCTTCTCTTGTGTCTAAAAGCGCCGCACTTATCGCCCCCTGTCTTTTACCTGTTTTACTATACTTCCTACTATTTCGAGTGCTTAAACCCTCTCTTTTGTGGGCGCTCGCTATTGCAAAGGCTATCGAAGTTGCTTTTTTTGTTGAAACTCCAAACCGCTTTTTTGCAAAGTCTTTAAGCCCCTCTATATATTTAGAACGTCTTGCCCCAGTTCTTCCCGAATAGGGAATCCTAGACGGTTTTATACCTTGGTCTATAACTATTCCGTAATCTTGCATTAAAATCAAAACCTTTGCCCCCTCTGGTGTTTCTTGGGTTTTATATTCTATGCTTTTTTCTAACTTACCGGTTAAGCGGTGCCCCTGCAATCTATAAGCTATTTTAAGGGCTTCAACTGTAAGTTTCCCTATCTTTTCAGCCGCTTGTATAAACCCGTTGTTTGTTACTGCCATTCTTCAGGGTTGTTTTTTATTATGTATTCTATACCGGCAAAATTTAAAGGTTGATAACCTTGTAAGCATTCCGGTATTTCTTGAACATCGTGAGGCAAGTAAACTATTGCATAGTTACCGCTATTACTGACCCTTAAAGTTTCTTCCTGTTGAACTACACAATTTATAATATTTTCAGTTGTTGGATAGTCAACTATAAACGCTATATGTGACATAATTTTATTTTATACTGTTGGTATATCTGTTGTTCTGTTTATTTCTTCCATGTTTACGCTATTGCTTGCAATACCGTTGCCGCTTATGTCTGGAAAATCCCAGTTTTTATCAAAAGTTGCACCATCACCAAAACGGTTTCCGTATACAATAAAAGCGGCTTTTGAATGGGTTGTGACGTCATTAGGCTGCCCCCCGTTGTACAGTTCTAATATTTCCGATTCGTTTAGTGCAGTATTGAACATTGTTAATTCATCTGTGAAACCGGAATAATAAAAACGGTCATCCCAAGGCTTACCAATTGTTAAGCTACCGGGGCCGTTTTGCATAGCTACATAAGTTCCGACTTCAGAAACATTAAAAGCCTGTAAAACCCCATTAAGATAATATTTCATACTTGAACCGTCCCAAGTTAGACCAATATGAACCCAAGTATTACCCGGCACCGCTATTGTGCTACTCCCTAGTATATAATTATTATTTGTCAAGTTTGAAAAAATAGAGAAAAATAAAAAACCTGCACTATTTAAGCTTAATCTATATTCACTATTCGCAGCCATTCCGCCGCCGGCGTCAGTCCCTTTATTTAATAAAAACGCTGTTACTCCAGTCCCTTGCCTTTTAATCCATATAGATATACTCATTCCGGTGTCTGTTGCCCCATCCCCAAAGCTTAATAAATTATTGTCGGGGACTTGTATATATTGGTCTATCCCATTGTAACTTATTGAATATTCATTTAAAAACGTATCACATTTAACATTTTCAATATCTTCCGGGTCTATTGTTGTTATATCCAAATCCAAACAATCGGTACTATAAGGGGTAACAAGTGTAAAGGCAAGTTCATACGTTACTAACCTATCATTAAAGGCGTAAGCATCAAGATTAAAGGTGGCTTCCTGTTTTCTTAGCGAGCTTTGCAAACAAGCGCCTTCTATTTTTAAGCTGTAAAGGGTACGCATAAACGAAAGCGCTATACTTTCTAAATCGCTCATTTTTTCGGCTAAGGTGTCACAAGTAGTACCGTTTTTATTGCTGTCTTGTCTGTCTGCAAATAACAATCTAACAGTCCGAAAAATTTTACTATCGTGTGTGCGGTATGATCCCGCCGGCGGTTCAAACATAACCAGGGGGTAAGGGTCCGAACAATCAAAAGAAGGTTGAAAATTGTTTTGTATAGCGGTGTTTATGTCGCTAAGAAAACCAAAATGATAAAAATTTAAACCTGGTATATTTTGAGTTATAGTATTAAATATATTACTAAGTTCTGTTAGTGTCATTACTTCGTTTTTATGTCATATAAACGGCCTTTGTAAGCATTTATAGCGTTATCGGCTGCTAAATGGGTTAAACATTCCCAAGTGTTAGTATTTAAAACGCTATCCTGAGAATTAAACCCGCTTATATCAAAAATCTTTTTTTCTGCTAAACGTTTTATTGTCAATAACCACCCAAAAGAATCTTGTAAACCCTTAACCCCTGCCTTTTTTTCTTCCCTGCTCGGTTTAGAAAATAAAGTACTCCCAAATTTAGCACGAACGGCCTTTTTTGTTTCTTGAAAATAGTTATATACCTGCCAAGATTGAGCCATAGTAGCCGTTTTAAAACCGTTTGCCCTTGCTTTTATTGCGTTATCTGCTAAATAAAGTGGTTCGCCTTCCTTCCTTAGTAATATGGCCATAATATCAGCAAAGATAAATATTTTGTTTTGTTCGTTTCTTTCTGCGTTTTGCTCTAATTGGTCCGATTCAGCGTATTGAAACAAAATAGAATCTATCATATTAACACCGGGTAATTTATAAAATTCCTTACCTACCTTTAATACTTCTTTATATTCGTATTTAGGTGGCAATATAGCGCCCTGAGTTAGATAATACAGTTCGGTTAGTTGTGCCATATCAAACCGTTTAACCTGCTCCATATTTAGCCCCGAAAAGAAACATAAATTCGTTTCAAAAAATAACCTTAAAGGCCCATTGATAAACTTATCAGAAAAGGCACCTAATATATTTAAACGTTCTTTTTCGTCTGGTTCCTGTTCTAATTTAGCCCACTTGGCCGGTTTAAGCGGTTCCACGTCCAACAACCACGAAAAGCACTCATTTAGTGTAACTTCGTGGGGCTGGGTTGGTATTTGGTATTTATTAAGCCTTTTGAACTTCATTAGGTAACAAATTTATATTTACCTCAATCTTTTTATTAAGCTGTTTTAGGGTTAAAGCGGTGGTTTTACTTATTCCCTTGTAACCTAAGTTATCACTATTCAAAAAAATAGATTCAAAAAGAATTTGAATCTTTTTGAGGTCCTCAACTGCCTGCAAAAAGTCGTTTTGTTTCTTCTTTGGTCTGCCCATTGTTATTTTCTTCTTTTTCGTTTTGCGGCTACTATCCCGCTTTTATTCGTTAATTCTGTAAAAGCATAGCGGCCCGCATCAATAGCGTGGTTAAAGTCATCAACTGCAATGCCTGCCTTTTTATCGTTCCAAATATAATTATTGAACTCTTTTTTTATATTTACACTTTCAGGGCTTATAATATGTATATAATCTTGCATAGCAACCAGGCCCGCGCGAACGGAACCCGGCCCCTTTTTACATTCCCTTATATTTAGCCCCATTTTTCTTAAGTCGCTTATCAACCTACCTTCCGCACTATCTGCAATAATTAGGGCGTTTTTGTCTTTTATCCTGCTTATGTTTAAGTTATAAATATCTGTAGTGCCTAGGCTTTGGCTCGTGTAGGCTTCTTCATGCCAATACATCTTTTTATTTTTCTTGTCTATAGCTATTTTTATCAAGGTTGTAGGATCAACACTAAAACCAAAATCTTGACCGTAACAATAAGCTAAAGAATCATCAAAAACACCTTCTTGCCAATCCTCAAATATAACCCCTTCCGCTTTATCTAACCAAGCCCCTATATATTTGTGTTTATACTTCTTAGGGTTCTTTACTCTTATTTGCTCCCATTGTGCCACTTTTTTAGCGTCCAAATTAGCTTTGTTTATATGGTACGTTGTGTGTATATGTTCAACATCCGGGTGTGTGCTTTGTTGGTAGCTAAAGCCGTGCAAAGGCTTTAAAACGTGGCTATTTTCAAAGAACTTTTTATATATGAAGTGTTCTTTTGTGGTGGGGTTTTGAATCCAAATAATACGGTTTTGTATGCCTTTAGTTCGTATACTATCGTCAATATCAATAAAACTAGATTCTTTATTGTAGTCCTCGCCTTCCTCTATAACCCAAGTAGTAATATTAGGTAATGTTTTTAAATTCCCTGTTTGATCCCCTGAACTTGTTTTGATACCGCTAAACATTATAGTACTACCCGTTATATTATTTGTTATGAGCTTTTTAGTAATAGTATACTTTTTTAAATCGCTTATTAACTCAATATGTTTTGTAAATAGTGGTATTATAGTTTTCTCAACGCTAGTCATTGTGTAGCGTGTATACAAAATACTTTGCCCCACCTGCTCCAATAAACGTATTAAAAAATCTTGGACCGCAAACGTTTTACCAGAACCGCGCCCCCCTGTTAGAATAAAATAACGCTTTTTTGATGTATAAAGCGGTTTGTATATGTTATTAATCTTTACTTTCATCATCTACCCACGTTATCGGGTTAATACTTTGTATTTTATCCCCTTTTGTGGTATGGTCTATGTTTTGTTTATTTAAGCGTTCTAGCTCTTCAGGTGTTGCACAAAGTTTGTATAAGGCTATTTCTGTGGTAGCGTTCCCTGCTTCATACCACTTCTCACGCAAACCTCCCTTTATATTTACTTTGTTTTTGTTTATTGCCTCTTTTATACTTTCTAACTTTTCCAACTCATGATTATAAAAAGTTGCAGACGAACACGGCAAAAAATGCACTACTTCTTGTATAGTTATTAATTTATGCTTCTCAATTGCCTTTATTGCCTTTTTTTCTAAGTCGTCCTTATTATACCCCATTATATCTAAATTTAATAGCTTTAAATATACAAAATCCTTTTGATATATAAACGTTTTTGTATATATTTATGTTTCAATTGATTAACTTACTAAAACAAAAAAGGTATGTCAAAACAAAACATTTTAGAATCTTGGATTAACTGGGGGATTGATTTAGCTTTAGAAATAACCAAGGGTTTAGAGGATAAGAAATTCACAGTTTGGGAAGGTATAGCCCTAACAGATAACGCCTTGAAATTACCCGGCCTCATTCGCCGTTCTAAAGAATTCCAAGATTTAGAAATTACCGAACAGCTAAGGAAGGAATTAAGCGCAAAGTTTAACGAAAAATTCGACCTCCCTAATGAGCAAATAGAAACCTTGATAGAACTATGTATTGACGGGGTTTTATTCAATGCCGGTTTAGGAATAAAGATAGCTAAGTTAATGCAGAAGGATGATAAAGCACTAACTATATAATATAACTACTATTTTGCGGCCACCACTTTACAAAATAAAACTCTATAGTTTTGTTTATACCTTTCTGGGGGTGTCTTGTGGTGGGGCACCCCTTTTTTATTTAAAAACTAACATTATGAATAAATACGACATCAAAACCCGCCTTTTTGCTGAGGAAGAAATAAAAAAGCGTATAGACCACAAAACGGCTTCAATATTTATAGATAAGCCGTTTAGAGTTCGTGCTTATCCTGTTTATATTATTGCGCTTTGTATTGGGGTATTTTGTCAGATGTTAAGTGCAATTACTGAAGGGTATATGATTTTTAATTGGCTGGTGTCTTTTGGTGTTGTGGCGGCTGTTGGTGTTGCTTTGTTGGTATTGGTATGTATAGAGGGCTTAAAAAGGTGGTCAAGCAACGAATTTACAACAAACCTAGTAAATTATAAAACGTTTGGGGTGTTTGCCTTTGTGATCCTTGCAACTATGCAGACGCTTAGTATTTTTATTAGTTATGAGGGTGCAAAGCAATTGCCAAAGGAACTAACACAAAAACCAGTTAAGGCAACCCCTGTTTTGGTTAGTATTCCCGAAATACGGGAACGGTTTGACAACGCTATTGACAAACAAGATAAGGCAATAAAAGCATATTTTGAGAGCAATAAAAAGCCTAATAAGGTCGGAGGCTTTAGGTTGTCAAGTAGATACATGAAGCATTATAATAGTATGTTATCTCATAAGCAATCTTTAGAGGCGGAAAAGATTCAGGTAATAAACCAAGCAAAGCAAGACAATAAAAAAGCTGCTGAAGTTGCAAATATCGAACATCTGGCCGCCCTTGAAGAATATAACAACCGCTTACAAAAAGAGGGTTCTATTTTTGGCCTGTTATCGCTTATTATAGAAGGCGTTTTCCTGTTGTCGTTTGCTGTTATGTTTTACTATTTAAAACGTTCGCACAATGAAAAGAACGCACACCAGGAACAGCAAACGAACAGCGAACGGCCTATAAATACTAGCACGAACACCAAAACGAACGAGCAGCCCCAACACGTTACACTTGTAGCGAAACAGAACACTAAACCAGCAACGTTCAAAGACTTTAATAACACTTATACAATAAAATGCCAAACGTGTGGAACATTAGTTACTACTACTAAGCAAACTACTAAGTACTGTAGTTCCAAATGTCGCTCTAAGGCTTATCGTTTACGTAATCAATCTAAGTAGTATGTTTAAAATAATAATAGAAGCCTTAATTATTGGACTAGTGATATTTGTCCTAGTGTATTTATCTTTTTCTTTTGGCCTTATGTCTTTAAATGTAAGCTTTTGGTCAGAAGAAGCAAGGGTTGGTTTTCTTATTACATTTTGGGGTGTATATGTATTAACTTCATATTTGTTTTTTATGCTAAAAACCTTCAACGAATGACACCAGTACAATTTATAATAATATTGGCTCTGTATATTGTCCTAGAGCTAATAGCCTATTATAGTGGATGGAACAAGATTAAAAAAACTACTAATTACGATAGCCCAAAAGATACAGACTATTACAAGATAGGGGAAAGTTTAAAGGTTTCGGATTCGATAGAGTTAAACCAACAGGCCGCCGCTCCTGGTTCTATGATCTTAGTTGAATACATAGAAGAAACAAATACTTTTATTTTTGAGCGTTCGCCCCTTGAATAGTTTATGTTTTTTGCTTATCTTTATAAAGGTTAAAAAATCAAAGGGTTAGTAATAGGTGAAAAGGGGGTTTAAACGGCCCCTTTTTTATATTTTGTTTTGGCTTTCATTTTGACTTCATAAGTTATTGATTTTTATTTGCTTATACAGCTTCTATTATTAGTGGCTGTATTTTTTTTGTATTTTTCTTAAATTCTTTTTATCCAAAATTTGGACAATTAAATAAGTTGATATATATTTGTTACAGACAAGAAAACAAACATACTTTTTAAAATACAAAAAACTAACATCATGCAAAACATAGATAAGTTAATAAACGAATACAACAAACGCGTTTTTGATCTTGATAAACAAATCCACCAATTAACGCAAAAAATACGCGCCGTGAGAATGAAAAGCGGCAGCCTAACAGCTGAGTATTGGAACCAAACAGAAGAACACCGCAACGACCGCACAACGGCAACCGCAAAACGCCAATTAATAATACAATTTATTCAAGACCTAAAAAGCATACAAAGTGGACAAGCTACAAAATAAAATCATAAGCTATTTAAAGCGCAATAACATTAAAGCATGGGAAATTAAAAGGGGGGTTAAAAAAAATCCCTTCCCGGTGGGTACTAATTACTTTTATGAAATATATAGAGGGAAGCCCACCCCGATAGGTGCCCGGCTTAAGATGTTGCATTTTTTTGAGCAGCAAAGACAAAATAAAAAAAGTGCTAAGGCATACCCCAAGCACTAAAAAAATCAATACACTTTAAAAACTAACATTATGCCAAATTTAAGCATTTTAATCGACAAAAGCAAAGAGTTTAAAAAGTTTCACAAAGAACGTTTAGAATTTCTAAATAAGCACTTTGAACGTATAACGGCAGAATTTGCAGCCGTCGAGCTTACCGAAAAAGGGGTTTTATGTGAGGATTTATTACTAGAAGATATTATATTGGTTGACTATGATATGTTATACAACTACCTCATAGAGTTTCAAACCGTGCCGGATGATATGGAATTTGTTGAGTACGTTAAATATTTGTTTGATGAATTAAAGGCAGAGTTAGCTGACTGGTGCTTATATGCCTATTCGCTTAATTACCTAGATGGCATATTCCAAGACTATTGGAATGGTAAGCAAAAGGATTTTATTTCCTATCATTCTTTAGTGCGGACGATAAAAGAAAGCAAACCAAGCGCAACTGATTTACCAACACCAAAAGAATACTAACGTGTTAACAATAAAGGAAACGCAAAATATAAAGGAGCTTATACATAGCCCTGACCGCATAAACATTGAATTAGGTTTATTACTAGACCAAGAAACAAACGGGGGGCGGTATACTAAACATCTTGAAACTAAGTATAAAAAGGTTTTAGATTGTTTGCGGTGGGCTTTAGTTGATTTGCTTTTTGCTAGCAAGTTGTTTATCTCTTTTAAAAACCTTAGCGGTGACCTAGACCTTAGCGGATTGGCGAATCTTGAAAGGGTGTATTGTGATAACAACAACTTAACAAGCCTAGACCTTAGCGGGTTGACGAATCTTAAAATAGTGTATTGTTATCAAAACAACCTAACAAGCCTAGACCTTAGCGGATTGTCGAACCTTGAAAGCGTATATTGTCATAATAACAACCTAACAAGCCTAGACCTTAGTGGATTGTCGAAGCTTGAAAGGGTGTATTGTGATGACAACGTAACAAGCCTAGACCTTAGTGGATTGTCGAAGCTTGAAAGGGTGTATTGTGATGACAACGTAACAAAAATATACTAAAATGCTAACAGTAGAGGAAACAAATAACATCAAACAGCTGATCCATAGCAATGACCGTTCAACCATCGAATTGGGATTGATGATAGACCAAGAAACAAACGGGGGGCTATATACTAAACATCTTGAAACTAAGTATAAAAAGGTTTTAGATTGTTTGCGGTGGGCTTTAGTTGATTTGCTTTTTACTAGAGAGTTATACATATCTTTTAAAAACCTTAGCGGGCACTTAGACCTAAGCGGATTGACGAATCTTGAATGGCTGGATTGTGATAATAACAACCTAACAAGCCTAGACCTTAGTGGATTGTCGAATCTTGAAAGGGTGGATTGTGATGATAACGTAAAAAAAATATATTAAAATGATAGAACTAACAATAAAAGAATTAATTTTTATTTGCTATGCGGGTAAAAAGGCCTCTAGTAGTGTTTTAAGCTACTTTTTAAAGTTAAGCCACGCCACGCAAAAGGCAAGGCATGGAAGCGCAGAAATAAAGCCGGAAAAGCTGAAAGAAATAGCACCTTATATAGAATCATATTTGCAGATACTTAAAAAGTTAGATAGAGGCAACGATTTTGTAAAGGCGAACAGCGACCAGATAACCGGCGGTATTATTTTAGCCCAGCAAATACTAAAAAAGATTGTAAAAGATTAGCTTTTTGTGTTTGGTTTTTGTATATTAGTAAAACCAAAAGAAAACAGGTTTTTGTTTTGATGGGTAACGGCATTAAAACAAAAATACAAGATATTCAATTTTTTACTGGGCACTCGATAAAGTAAGGGACCGTTACACCTACTTTTGAAAGTGCCCTTTTTTATTCTCGCTTATGTTAAACATAGATTCAAGACTAAGACAAAAAATAAAAGACAGGTGCAATAAACCGGCCTGTTCTATGTGGCTGATAGAGTGTTTAGCTGAACGAATGAACAAAGACGGTGAATGTTGGCCCTCAATGCCTACTATTTCAAAAGATAGCGGATTTAGTGAACCAAAGGTAAGGCGATTGATAAAAGAGCTTAAAAAAGTAAAAATATTAAGTTATAAAACTAGGGTTCAAAGTTCGCACAAATATAAACTACCTAAAGGGGTAACAAAATACACCCCCCAACAAAACGAACACCCCCCAACAAAACG